ATATGTCTTGGGTGAACTCTGGTGGTACTCGTATGAATGTACAATTGGATCCTGTTACTACTCCTCCTACTGCTCCTTGGTATTTCTGGATTTATCAAGGTTCTGCCTTCCCTGCTGCAGCTGTTGAAACTGAAGCAGATGAGGTTGAAGTCCGTGTAACTATGTATCGTACGGTGAAATTCTTTGGCCGTGGATTATTAACATTATAAATAAAATTAAATTATAAATTTGTGACTCGTGTCTTACTGTGACTTTCTCTAGGGTATGCCCCCGAAGGGACAACCTGTGATTCAACCTTTTTTTCTTAGGGTTTAGGGTTAGTTTTTTTTTTTGCTGATAGGTTTTACTGTGATTCAACCCTTTCCCGGAATAATTATTATTAAATGGTTAACTCTTTATTGAAACTACTTATATTCTTCGGTGACAGGGTGACAAACGCCTCTTAATATTACAGAGGCGTTTAGTCCCATGCCCATGCTGGGTCTTTATCCCATCCCCACCAGTGTACCACCTGCACTCGTCTCGCGATGGCAGGGTTCCCCATGTTGAGGATCTCACTCGCTTCCTTGTTCGTCGTTATAATGCGCGCAGTCCCCGCTGGGATACGTGCAACCTTGTATCTCACGTGGATATGTCTCTCCACTGCTGTGTCCAATAACTGGATCTGACTCTCGTCTGGCCAATGTTTGAAGCTCATGTCGTCCATTATTATTCCATCGTGGCCTTTCCCCAAGGTCAACAACATATCTGCGTGTCCAACCATTAAGCCCATTGGTAATAGGCTCGCTGCTAGTGTTGTCTTGCCACAATTGGTACTCCCTTTGAGTATGAGCACGCGCTTCCTGTCCCACTCGAAAAGCTCTGAATAGCTCGTCAGTTCTCTTGCGATGGCTAGTTGCTTCGTCTCGGATAAACTGCTCAAATTCTGCAGGATCGTCGTCCCATATAGCGTTAAGTCCCTGCTGGATCTCTCGCTCATCTCCAATACTTCCACTGCATCCTCGAATTTGTTCTCCTTCGCTAAGGTCCTCGCTCTCATCCATACACAATAGTCCTCTTTCTGGACTATCGGTGGTTCCGCTATGTAATTGCTCCCCTTCGTGCAATACTTCTTCACTCTCGCTGGACTCCGAACTGATTGGTAGTTTCCGTGATATTCCCCTCCTAGATCGAAGAAGGTTGCATCTCGTACGCTTAGTTTCTCGTCTAGCTTGAGGTAGATGTGAAGATGATCGCTTCCGTCTTGGTGCTTCTCCTGCGCGACGACGTATTCTTCTATGTCCCTCGATTTCCCAGAAATCATGTATGCTATCTCCTCTAGGGCTAGAGTTGGTCTCAACGGACACTTCGGGTACGTTAGAAAGAACTGTTTGCTGTATAAGCGGAAATTGGTCATTGTAGTTCATTGTTAAACTTTTACACTCTCTTAAAAACATGGTCTACCGTCGCCGCCGCTCTTCTTATACCCGTCGTCGTAATTATAGAGCTCGAATCGGAGCTCGTCGTCGCTCGCGAATTGGAGTTCGCCGTTCTCGCGTATCCAGGCGTAAATGGTTGTCTCCTAGAAATATCTCCGCTCGTCAGATGCGTACCCTGACAACCTTTGATCGTACTCCTAATTTTAGTGGAGATTCTGTAATTGCTCAATTCCGAGAAATCGAAATGTTTCATCTTCGTCGAACTACTTCTGTTCCTGAAAATTATTTTGTTGGACAATTCATTCCTGGCTCTCATTTCTATAATGATGATGTCCCTAATATGAAATCCTATACCGACCAGTTTAATTACATGAAGGTTGTTAAAACTACCCTTGTCGTCGAATTCCTCAACAAAGGTGGTATTATGAAAGATTGTGGTGTTTTTCTCTCTCCCTTGGCTATTGATGCTACTTCTGAATTGCCTAATTGGGATGATAACATCTTACCCACTGAACAACCTCGAAATACGTATGTATCACTTGGTAACAATGTCTCCTCTCGCTCTGTTCGTAAGGTTGTTGCCACTGGTACACCTAAAACAGCTGCTGGTGATATGTCTTGGGTGAACTCTGGTGGTACTCGTATGAATGTACAATTGGATCCTGTTACTACTCCTCCTACTGCTCCTTGGTATTTCTGGATTTATCAAGGTTCTGCCTTCCCTGCTGCAGC